TGGACAAGCAACACCCACACATCTGATAAAGGAATAAAAATTATGGCGGATACGCAAACTGCCCCGCAAGCACCGGCTGGATTACAGCCAATACCCGCGCTAGGTGGAAGTGTCGCTGAAGCGCAAGAAGCATTACTCAGCCTATTGGAACCTGAAGAGGAAACTCCAGAAACTGAGGAAGCTCAACCCACCGAGGAAGAAGAGTCTCAACCCATAGAGGAAGACGAATCATTTGAGGAGGAATCTGAAGAGGAAGAAGAGGTCGAAGAAGAGGAACTGTATGCTGTCACCGTAAATGGTGAAGAAGTAGCAGTCAGCCTTGACGAACTTCTTAGCGGCTATAGCCGACAATCCGATTACACTCGTAAGACGCAAGAAATTGCTGGTGATCGAAAGGAAATGGAGGTACTGCAACATCAGTATAATTCCGAAGTACAGAAGATTCAGCAAGAGCGTCAGCAGTACATGGATGCTCTAACCAACATCATAGCCAATCAAGGCGGTGAGTTAGAGAAATTTGCAAATGTAGATTGGAACACTTTAAGGGAGAATGATCCCATAGAGTATGTTACAACTAGGGAACAGTACCGAGAAGCTCAGGAGAAGGTTCAAGGTTTACATAATGAGCATGCGAGAGCGGCTCAGGTTCAACAGGCTCAAAATAATCAGGCCCAGCATCAAATGCTGAAAGTTGAAAAAGGTAAATTAGTTGAAGCGATTCCAGAGTGGGGTGATCCAGACAAGCAAAAAGATTTATCAGCCAACCTCCAGTCCTATGCAAAGGATCAGGGTTTTACGGCTGAAGAACTTAATAGTCTTGTAGATCATCGATCTGTTCTTGTTTTGTTGAAGGCTCAAAAATATGACCAATTACAGAAGTCTAATGTAAAGTCTAAGAAGCTGAAAAACAAACCAAAAGTTATCCGAGCCGGTTCTGGAACATCTACAAAAGGTTCTAGTAAATCCAAACGTACTGCACAAATGAAACGTCTTCGGGGATCAGGTCGCATCGATGATGCTACTGCACTCCTAGAGGATTTTATAGACATTTAACTAAGGAGGGAAATGCTATGGCAGCACCCGCAAATACTAGGGAAACCTATGGTGCTATAGGCATCAGGGAAGACCTAAGCAATATTATATACAATATAAGCCCTATGGACACGCCGTTTCTTAACAGCGCAGGGCGAGGTTCGTGTGACAACACAACCTTTGAATGGCAAACAGACGAGCTAAAAGCAGTTGCAGCTAACAGGCAGGAAGAAGGAAACGACTACGGTGCCACTGCTGCGACAGAGCCAAGACGTTTGACCAATTTCACCCAAATCTCAGCCACGCAGGTTACAAGTTCAGGAACCGCCGAAGCTGTCGATTTTGCTGGTCGAAAATCAACTCAGGCTTACCAGCTTGCTAAACGCGCCAAAGAAATGAAGCGCGATATGGAAACGATGCTTTTAGACTATACTCTAAAAACTATCGGTGCTTCTGGTACTGCTCGGCAAACCGCTTCTGTAGGTACGTGGATGGGTACGCCTGTTGTGGGCACTTCAACCGTTATAGATGGAAGTAATGATGGTGCTGGTGCGGCAAGATTAACGGGTCTAGCTAATCTTGGTGCTGGTTCTGTCGGACCGGATGGTACGACTGATCCAACTGATCCTGTTGGCGCAACCTTTGCGATTACGCTCGCTGGTATCAACGCAACAGTATCCCGTATCTGGGATTTGGGTGGAACACCTGATACCATTATGTGTGATGCCGCGACTAAACAGACGATAAGTTCGTCTGCTGTTGGTGGCGCTGTAGTTGCTACGCCGTACAAAGATGCTGGTTCTAAGGACGGTGCTGTAACTGCTGTGAATGCGGTCGATGTTCTGGTAACAGACTTTGGCACGTTCAAGGTCGTTCCCAATCGTTTCTCAGTTGCGGCAACTGCATATTTCTTTGACTACGATCTGTGGTCTATTGATTATTTGCGTCCTTTCCGTACAGAAACTCTTGCCAAATCTGGCGATAATATGAAGCAGCTTTTGATTGCTGAGTATGGTTTACGCGCCAAAAATGGGCACGGAAACGGTCAGATGCGAGGTGTAAAGTAAAATTGGTATTGGTTTAGCCCCCTTCGGGGGGCTTTGCCTCACAGGAGAAATAAGATGGCAAAAATGGGACAACCACCTAGTAAGGGTACTGCAACTGCTGCTGGCCCCGACATGAACCCACCCCCTTATGCAGAGGGTGAACCCAAACTTAAAAAGTATGGTCCGGGGGTAGATGGTGCTATTGGCAGTACCGATCATAATGGCAGCATAGATAACGTAATCAGTACGCAAGTTTCTAAGGTTGGGAAAGTTTATGGCTGGTAAAGCAAAGAAATCTGTTAAACCAAAGGCAGTTAGTAAGCCCAAAAACAAACCTATGACTTTTGAGGAAAAACTTTCTGATACAAAAAGCCGTATGAATAGAATTGTAGAGGGAAATGATCCGAGGTATCATGTAAGATGAGCAAAAAGGTAGCACCTAATATGCTGCATACTACGTTTCATTCCAATGCGGATGAGACAGAGTTTACTATAAATACTTATCAGGATTGCGAGCCTATTATAGAAGAGAATAAGAAGGCTTTTAACAACTATGGGGATAAGCTAACTCCCGGTAAAGCTGGTGAAGGTGTAAGAGTTGCGTCTATACCGCTAAATGTATGGAACCAATGGCTAAAAGAAACCAACGGGGAAATAGAAAAGGATCACAACCTTATGAAGAGGTATCTCAACGATCCCAATAATAAATATTTTAGAACTACACCAACGAGGATTTAACTATGTGGTTATATGCATTTGGCGTTGCAGGACGCACACAAAGAAGCTATCCAGTTTTAAATCAAAACGCATTCTTCTCAGCCCGTAACGTCTAATGGCTATTGGAACGTACGCAGAACTACAGACTGCGGTAGCTAACTGGCTAGATCGTGATGATCTGACTGACAGAATACCAGAGTTTATAGCTTTGGCAGAAGCGAAAATGAATCGCGTTCTGCGTATATCCCTTATGGAAAATGTAAGCACAGCTATAACAATGGTTGCTGGCACAAGAGATTATGATCTTCCCACCGGTTTTACAGGAATGAAGGAATTTCATTTGACGACTTCCCCTCTAGTTGCCCTATCTTACATCACCCCAGAAATGATGAACAGGATGTGGGCTGGAAGTAACAAGGGGAAACCACAAGCGTTTACATTATTTTCTGATGCTGGAACAAGAAAAGTAAAGATAGGTCCAGCCCCTGATTCAGCCTATACAACCTCGATGCTCTATTTAAAGAAGATAGATAATCTATCTGTCGCTAATCCAACAGAGACTATGCTAACAGAGAATCCAGATATATATTTATATGGGGCATTATTGGAAGCAGAGCCTTTCCTTATGAATGATGCCAGGGTTCAGCTATGGGGCACTATGTTACAACAGGTTGCAAAAGACCTACAAGATAGAGACATCTTTGACCGTCACTCAGGCTCTGCGTTGAGGGTTATGAACACCACAGGATATCCATAATGGCATTAGATCCCGCAAATTATATCGACGAACTTTCTATAACTGATCCTACATCCAGTGATTTAGTATCTCAGGGCGATGACCAGATAAGAACCGTCAAAAGGGCTGTAAAGCAATCCTTCCCATCTGTTGATATAGCTGTAAACGCTATACATACAGCAGCTACTGCTCCAGCGGTTTCTATTGCAGAGGGTCTAGTCTGGATAGATACTTCTGCTGGCGCTGGTAACCACGTAGCTAAAATATACGATGGGTCTTCATTCATTGCTTTACCATTCAGCGTAGAGACTGCCCAGACTGTAGACATTAATGGCGGAACTATTGATGGAACAGTTATTGGCGGGGCGACTCCTGCCGCTGTTTCTGGAACTACCTTATCTGGCAGTACCAGTCTAGCTCTGGCAACAGGCGCTACAGTAACAGGGGTAGATAATGGAACCATAGGGACTAGCGCTACTCTTCTAGCTACGCAGGGAGCAATAAAAACCTATGTTGACGCACAAGTTACGGCACAAGATTTGGATATCACTACTGACAGTGGCACTATTGATATTGATCTCGACTCTGATACTCTCACAGTGGCTGGGGGATCGGGTCTTGACACTTCAGCGACAAGTACTACGGTTACGGTCAATGTTACGGATGGCGGGGTAACCAATGCCAAGTTAGCTGATATGGCGGCTGGTACTGTAAAGGTCAGGGATGCTGGTTCATCAGGTGTACCATCTGACTTAGCTTTAACAACCACTCAGATATTAATTGGTGATGGCGCTGGTGTAACCGCCGCCGCTCTGTCTGGTGACGCTACCATGACAAATGCTGGTGCGATTACTGTTACAGGAATACAGGGCGAGTCTGTAAGTGCTACATCAGCGGCAAATGACCAATACCTAAAATACTCTAGCGCATCTAGCGAATGGCAGAAGGTTACTATAATTGGTGATGACAAGCTAACGACTAAGGGTGATTTGCTTGTCTATAATACAGTTGACTCTGAGACAAGACTCCCGATTGGAACAAATGATTATGTCCTAGCTGCGGATTCAACCGCAACAAACGGATTGGATTGGCAACAGCTAGCAACGGCTGGTATCGCTGATAACGCCGTTACATTAGGCAAGTTAGAAGACGGCACTCAGGGTGATATCCTCTACTACGGCGCATCAGGCGCACCCGCAAGACTGGGATTCGGTACCTCTGGGTATGTCTTAAAGACTCAAGGAACTGGCGCTAACCCAGCTTGGGCTGCTGATACTGACACAACTTATACTGCTGGTGACGGGCTTGATCTTACAGGAACCGCATTCAGCACTGATCTTAAATCTACTGGTGGTCTGGCAATAGACACTACTGAACTAACTATCGACTTTACCTCTGATAACGCATGGACAGGCTCACAGAGAGCTACGACAGTTACAGACAATGATGGTTCATACGATATGAATGGTGGGCAGAACTTTGTCACCACCCCCGCAGCGGCTGTAACCATTACCTTTACTAATATAGCTAATGGGCAGAGCGGATTCGTAAAACTAATAAACTCAGGCGGTGAAACTATATCTCTCCATGCTAACTCCAAGGGCGATGCAAACCTTGCAACGACAGTCACAGCAGCAGGAACTTACTTGCTTAGTTATTTCAGCGATGGTACTGATGTGTGGCTGACTAACTCCGCGATATATGCCTAATGGCGATTTTCCCCGGTTCAGCTATTCCGAGTGCAATATCAGCTTATGATATTGATAACTCGTTGCGGTTTGATGATGGTGCTACTCCTTATATGTCAT